ATCGATAAGCTGGTTTGCCTTTATCCAGCAAGACTCGTCAAACTCATCGTCCTCTTTTATCCCAAGCGTCTTGTTTTGCTCATCAACCGCATAGAAGACTACGAGGAAGTGGTCGGCGGTAGTGCCGAAGACGCCGGAGAGGAGACGCTTTGCGAACATGCGTATCTCGCCCCACGGACCGGGGTTGATATAACCTTCCGTAGTAGTGTAAAGCCATAAGGGGTTGCTCCTTGCGCCAGCCGCTGAGGTAAGAACATTTAGCAGGTCGGCCGTCTTGTGCGCGTGTATCTCGTCAAGGCCGACATGGGAAGGGTTGAGTCCGTCCTGCGTGGAAGCCTTCGCGTGGATAGGCTTGAAGGCCGCGCCAGTCTCGAACCGGCTTATCGCCTTTGCCCATACATCAAGCCCGAAGGCCGAGCGCAAATCCGGGGTCTTCTCGACCATACGCTTTGCCACACCGAAAATGATGGATGCTTGAGGGAAAGTAGTCGCCGCTGAGATGACCTGGGCCCCGTCTTCTTCTTCACAGCAAAGGCAGTACACCAGTATCGCCGCCGCGAGGGTGCTCTTTGCGTTCTTTCGAGCGACCGCGAATAAGGCCGAAGTGAATCGCCTCGCGCCGTTAGACTTCAGCCGAAAACCGAATAGCTGCACGACGAAGAAGATATGGGACGGATGGAGCACGATGTCGGGCGTTTCCCATTTACCTTCAACATGTGGCAGTTTTTCGATGAAGTCGCAAGCGTCGTTTGCGTGTTCCGCGTTGAACAGGAAAGGACAATCCTTCATTCTCGCGCGCTCGAGGTCGTCAAGGAACCTTTGCGCGGCCTGTTGCAATAAGAGCCCGTGCCTCTTGCGCCCCTTGTCGGCTATCGCGCCTCGAGCGTACTCGGCCGCTATCTTGACATAGTCACGCACGCTTCTTGCCGTTCTGCGCGAACCTGTTCTTGTTCTTGTCTGCGCCCGACACCTTTACCCGGCTGCGGCTCGAAGGCGTGAACCCTATCTCACCGGCGGCCTTGAGCATAATCTGCGCTTGCAAACGAGCTTCGGAAAGCATGGGATGAGGCATGGCGTTGCCCCTTACACTGACAAGCGTCATTCCTTCCTTCTCAACCATTATCTCCGCGCGGCGGTGTCTGTCCTCCGCAATAATGAACGATGTGAAAGCCGCCCGGTCGAGCTTCTTCAACAGCCCCTCCGGCGCGTGCTCGATTGCATAAGCCCACGACTCCTTCTGCCCCGCGCTCATCCATTCCGGCGCGTCGTACAAATCGCCTTCAGGTATCGGCTCGTCCTCGTTCAGCGGACGGCCTCCGGGATTCCCGGCGATTATTTTCAACTGCGTCGGTTTCGGCTTTCTGCCTTTCATGGTGTACCTCCTTTATCTTTTCACCACATGCTCATACCCGCATCTCGGGCAAACAACTTTTCTCGCCGCGTGGCGCCAGAGAGAATAAATTAATCCCGGTATCAAAAAGCAAAGCCACAGGACCAGCTCGATAAGAATTGATCCCGGTGTGTGAAGTTTCCCCTCGCCGGAATACTTGCAATTCGGGCAAGATATTTTTTTCATGTCTCCCCCTTTGTTTCATTTATGAAACGCTGACTCTCAAAACTGCTTATGCAAAAATTCGACTGGGGGCGCGGTGTCCGGTCGGTTGACACTTCACAAACAGAGGCCCCCCCATGTATTTGTTTTTATTATCTTTTTTGCCTGATGATTACTGCCCTTACCTTTCTTATTATTACACCTTCGACATGAACAGGCCACATTGTCTTTGGTATGACTGCCACCATTAGCAAGACTAATGATATGGTCAATCTCAGGAGCATTGTCTTTATGGGTTCCTCGTAAGTATTTAGGTGTCTCAATGCCACAAAGATAACACTTCCATCCGTCACGCTCACAGATGTCCATTGGATCTATGCTTTCAATTGCTGTCGTCCTTTTCCTCGAACGACGCAATGCTTTACTCTTTAACTTAGATGCGCGACCCTGAGAAGTTTTACGATATTTCTTATTATATTTTTTTTTAGATTCTTTATGTTCTTCTGATTCTTTTCGTTCTTTTCTTTTATTCTCTCTATTTTTTTGACACTCCTCGTTCAAACAAAACCTTTGCCATTTGGTTATGATAATAAACTTCATCCCGCAATTCGGGCAATCCTTTCTATTCCCAATCTGCCTTAATACCTCAAGCAAGGTCCCATATCGTGCCTTGTTATAAGCCCTTGCCCTTTCAACGGCTTCTCTTTCTCTTTGCTTTCTTCCTCTTGCGATATCCCTTAATGCCAGCTTCTCCTGTGATATCTTGGTCTTATGGTTTTTGTCACACTTCCGGCCACAATACCTTCCTGCGTCATTCGTTGCCCTCACAGACCGCCTGATTATCTTATGGCAACCCATGCAAGTAAAGACTTTCATCCTATTCCTGAGCCCGCGCTCCTTAGCCTTTAGATTGCTTGAGCATGAAAGGCTACACGCACGCTGAATCTTGATGCTTAATAGCTTGAAGTCCTCTCCACACCACTCACATTGATTTATGACACAACCAGGGCATAGCTTGATAGATTGCCCCTTAGCTTCTCTTGCGAATTTATGGCCACATTTTCTGCAAATATATGTCTTCTTAGAAACGCCCAAGTTTCCTTCCTATCCTTGATTTTCCTTGAAAAAATGCCAGTTCACATATTTGCCTTGCTTCATGGCTCGATACTTTTCGATATATGTCTGAACAAGAAGTATTGGGGATATTGCCAGAAGAAACAAAGATGCACAGACAAGAAACATTGGAACATAAATTCCCCACCACAGGAAGAATTTGATTATATTCATCTCCTTGATTCCTTCATGCTCTTTTTTCTATCGCAAGCCTTGCATATCGTTTGCAAATTACTTTCGTTATCTTTGCCACCTTGTGACAATGGTACAATATGGTCACATACTCCTGCGTTCGGGCCTGAAAGCTCAACCCCTGTTATCCGACCTTCTCTCGCGCATATCTGGCATAGGAAGCGATCCCGGTTGAATATGCGCTCCCTCAGTCTTCGCCAGGGCCGTCCACCTCGGCCCTGTCCATAGCGGTCCTCTGCTTCTTGCGGCTGGTGCCGCGCTGTCAGCCTCTGAATAGGCTTATGCCGAGGGGGGCGGGTGGGCACTACAGTGGTTTCCCGTTGAGATATGTTTTTGGGCTCCCTTGGTCTCCCTCGTCATCCACCATTAATGCAGCGAGCATTGAGATACTGTCTGCCAGAGCATTGATGGCTAAAGTTTGCACCTTGAGAGCCTTGATAAGTTCGTCCATTATCATTGCACCTCCATTGTGATCCAGAAACTCGATTTTTTCTTTTTCTTCCACTCACCCTCCTCACGCACAAATTATTTTTAAAATATTTTTAAATACCTCTTGACTCGGCACCATCCGCCGCGCCGAGGACCAGGGCGAGGAGGCTCTCATCCTGATGCCGACCGGAGTTACTGTTGCCGGAAACGCTGGCGTGTTGCGAGCACTGCCTCCTGCGCCCCTTATCTGTACCCGTTGCGGCCACTCATGGACGCCGCGCTCTACACAGCTTCCCCGGAACTGTCCTAGCTGTAATTCGCCCTATTGGAACAAGCCCCGTCGCACCTAAGGGAGTTGACTGTTTGAGACAGGCCAAAAACTTGATTGCGCTTTCTTTTACCATACTACCAATCCAATCCTTGCAAATATTTCTCAATAACATTCGCCGCGCTTTGCCATGAATAGACCACCTCTACCCTATTCCCGAGATCGCGCAGTAGAGCGTGCCACTCTAATTGTATCTTGGTTGGCTTGTTATTTCCAGCCTTCATCTCAATAAACAGGGCTCCATATTTTCCACGTGGAACAGGGAGCACGATATCAGGTATCCCAGCCTTGACCCCTTCGGCCTTGAGTTTGTATGCCGTGAGCTTGTGCCTATGTCCTCCGTTCGGGACTGCGTACATGGCTTTGAGCTCGGGCCACTTCTTTTCATTCAAGGCCGCCCACCGGAACAGGGCGACTTGGTGATTATGTTCGAGCGATTTCACCCCTTCACCTCCAGATAATTCCAGCACCGCCCGGTTGTCTGATTATATTTGGCGGCTATCCAGCTTTGGAAGAGATATTGAGCCGGGGCCGTATATCTGAGACAGTTATCGCGCAAGGGGCAAACTTCAATCGACCACCCGCCGCCGGGCAGCTCCGCCCTCCATGCCCCGTCGCACTTCGACAGGTCGTTACTTGGCATCTTTTCTCTCCTTCAGAAACTCCACTATAGCGGTTGAACCACGAAGGGGATTGAGGTACTGTTGTGGAATATGATAATTTAGCCACGGCCTTCCCTCTATCTCATGTGCAATAGTGTGAACAGACCCCATCATCCATTCAACTACAAGACGAGGCCACCACTCCTGTTCCATCGCCCACTCTAACATGGGACCGTAGTGCTCCCATTTGGAGTAATCGGGGTTTTTATGAAGCAAAGAGGATTTTCCACACTTAAGACAGGAAGAAATTATCTCATACCCCTCTTTACATGGATTTTCCCACTTATGCCAGCACAAACCCATCGCTTCGTGGATGATTTGGTTCTTCTCTTGGTCGGTCATTAGTTCTCCTTTATTACACTGAGTTGTTATCGCTCCCTTTGAGGGCTTGACGAGCTATGGTATGAATTTCCTCAACTGCCCTAAGCCCACAGGTAGGATATTTTATTATCCCCTCCAACGCCTTCCTGTACCTCTCATTCTCGGAGAGAGCGGTGGAAAGTTGGGCTTGTAATTTCTTAAATTCTGTAAGTGGTATATTCATTCTTTCTCCCTCGGAGAAATGGAGAGTATTACCCATCCGTCCATAAGGCCATACACCGGACCCCGAAGAATATGAGTTATCCTGGCTGAATGTTCCCGCCCGGTGTAGACAAGAGACTTTCCCATCTCAGACACGGCCTCGCAGACCGTTTCACGCAGGACGAGCGTGTCGCCTATTTCAAAACCTCTGTCGTCAAAACGAATCTCGTAAGTCTTCTTGCCTTCGACCACAGCCTGAAAAACCTCTGAATCTGTTTTAAGCTCGTGCCTCATCTCTGCCTCCTTGCCGCCTTCACGGCCTCGTCGTCAGGGCTTTACCCATTACTCTGTAATCTTTCTTTTCCATCTCGAGAACGGAACCCATCTCGGAAATCCTCGAAGCTATCCTTGAATCAAGTTGATTTGCAAGGTCCTGAATGCTCAAGTTGCTCGTGATTATGGTCTGCTTACAATCCCTGTAACGGCGGTCGATAAGGAGATAAATCACCACCCTCGACCATTCGCTTATTTTCTCAGCCCCGAGATCATCGATAACCAGAAGGGGCTTACGGGCGTATTTATCCATAATCATTTTTTCAGACTCTGCCCTTGCGCTCTCTTCTTCCCGCCATGAGGATTTAATCTCAAGCATCAACTCGACGGCCGGAAGGAACACCGGATACCCCTTTGACGGAAATGGCCCCTTTTCGCTATCGACCATGCTTTCTGCGAACCATTCGTTCAGGAGCGCGACGGCAAGGTGCGTTTTACCTGAACCCGGTATGCCCGTAAGGAAGAGGCTGTTACCCTTCCTCATCTCACCTATCGCCCATAGAGACTGTCTTGTAGCAGGGATGGCCTTCCCTCTGTATCTTTCGGGGAGATTCATCCCCTCGCTCGCCCTCTTGGAATTACCCTGGCGTATTGCTGTCAGTATCTTCGTCAAATCGTACTGTGACTCCGGCGAAGTGGTCGGCGTTGACGGCGATGCCTCCGGCTTTTGTTCTGGCAGTTTGATAATCTGGCTTATGTGTTCCATTTGAGGCTCCTATCGGTTTATCACAGCGGTTTAACCAGTTGACCACAAACTGCCGGGTCTTTTTTCGTCGTCGGCCTTTCGGTGTCAGAAGCCATGCGTCCATTCGTGCGAGTTCCTGGTCTATGTCTATGCCCTCGTAAGCTGGACTGGTTTTGAGATGTTCGAGAAACTCTTGGTCGGTAAGATTAGACGCACTGGCCTTTGCCGGTTTATCCGGCGAAGGCTGTTCTGCCCTATACTCCTTTCCTTTCCCTTCCTCTCCATTACCTTCCTTTCCCTTCCCTTCCCTTACTACTCCATTACAGGGCGAACATTCGCGAGGATTCGTCGAATTCAATGATTCTAATAACTTAGCCGAATCGAAGCCGTCAATCATCGGTTTGCCCGGTCTATCCACTCTTTGGTGCTTTTCAAAGTTGCGAATCCAGAGATACGCCTTGCCGCCCCACTCGAACCTGATAACCAGACCTGTCTCCATGAGTTCATCAAGAGACTTGCCGATGACCTTGACAGGCGTACCAGGGTAGTATGGGAAGATTTTCGCCTTGAGTGCGGCCATGTCGTCCTCGAGCACCCCATAGTCGTCGGAGAAACAAAGCATCCCGATAAATAGTTTCGTCGCCCGGTCTGAAAGGGAGCCCGTCTTACTGTCCGTCCAGAACTCCGGCTTGACTGTCCGTATTCTCGCCAATCTACACCTCTATCCTTGAGTAAAAAGATTCATCTCTATCGGTTTGCCGCCTCCGGCAAACTGATCCTGCCTCGACTTCCGCTTCTGATTCATGAGGCCTATAAAATAACCCGCCGGCAGTATCGTAACCGGGCAGTACCACCCATCCGGCAGGTCGTCCCCATCCGGCAGGTCGTCGTTTATCGGACAGAAGTCCGGGGGAAGGGGTCTTAGAGGCATAGTTTTAACTGCGCCCTCTCCTGCTCGATTCTCTTTACCGCTATATCGCAATATTCCTTACTTATCTCGATTCCTATCCATCGTCTGCCGAGGCGTTCACAGGCCACGGCGGTTGTGCCGGAACCGAGGAAGGGGTCGAGGACAAGACCATTGGCAAAAGTTAAGCACCATTGGATTAAAGCAAGAGGCTTTTGTACAGGATGTTCTGTACGCTCTCTATTCCAACCACCTACGGGGTATCTAAAATATCGTGCATTCATATCTTGATTTGTCCAGGCTAATTCAAAGTCAGCCATAGAAGTAACTGAGTCCGGTTTATGCCAACAGAGCCAACCACGACTTGGAGGAAGTGAATAATAATTGCCACCCCAAATAATAATTTTTGTATCAACTATTTTTAAAATAATGTCTATCCACTCTTGACGCGCCTCTTTGTCCCATGCCATCTTATCTTTAGAGGTAGCACCCCAAGATCCTCCATGCATCTTGGTGCCTAAGCCATACGGCGGGTCGGTCAGCACTAAGTCCACTTTTTCCGTTAACTGGGGTAATATCTCAAGGCAATCCCCATGATAGAGATTACCTAATTCGGTTTCGTAGTAGGGTTTAATCATACTTCCTCATCCTCTCCCATGCACCAAAAGTCGTGTGAGTAATCCTCCGCCCGAAAAGGACGGGTAAAGAAGGAACAGAAGGGACAGGTCACTTCACCCTCGCCCACTTAATCAACCCCTCGACCAGTTCCCTTCATTTCCATTGCCACGGCGTTTCAGGCCGCTTGGTCTGGTATTTGACCTCAAGCCCCTCATCGGTTGCCTTGAGAATCACATCGTACCCAAGTT